ATATTTTGGTTCATATTTTGGTTCATATTTTGGTTCATATTTTGGTTCATATTTTGGTTCATATTTTGGTTCATATTTTGGTTCATATTTTGGTTCATATTTTGTATATATTATAAAAGTAGCAAAGTATTTCAATTTTCTATTATTTCTTTTGTTTCATCATAAAATATGTTTAGCGCCCGTTGAAAATTAACGCCGCCATAAAATGCGCGACTTCGTTTCAATTTGATATGACTAATTGCAGTATCGGGTAAAATATTATAATATTTCATTAAATAACATGCAACTACAGCACAAGACCGTTGCATACCAGCATAGCAATGAACTAATACAGGGTGTTTATTTCTAACAAAATCATGTATTTTCTCCAAAATACCATTGCGTTTCATGATCGCCAGCAAATTATCACTTTCTAATGGACTGTCTACAATTGGTATACGAACACAACTATAACATGTTTTAGGAAACGGAATATCGTCTGTGCAGTTTACGATAAATGCAAATTTGTTAGAATATTTCAATGAATTAATATTTCCAATGAATAAATTGGGTATGATTTCATCATAATGATCATATTTTTCTTCACATGTGTATTCCATAATTAAATATATAATAAAAATGAAATATATTTATATACAAAAAGAAATAAACAATTTTTTATAAATATATAAAATGGTTCCAAACTGCACGCTTGTTACATCATGTTTTGTATTAACTAAATATAATCCACATGGACGTTCTCGCAAAGAAACTTTGAAAAATATAGAAACACTATTGTATATTCCTGTATTTTTAGTAATATATTGTGATTCATCGGTAATAAATGATATAAAACAAATTCGTAATAAAAAAGGCTATAACTATTTAACAAAATACATAGAAATGGATTTTGAAAATATTTGGACATACCAATATGTAAAAAAAGTGGAAGAAAATCGCACAAAATATTATCCAACCTACGATCAAAGAACATGTCCAGAAAGTCATTTACTATGTTCTAATAAGTTTGATTTTTTGTTGAAAACCATCCATGAAAATCCATTTCACACGGATAAATTTGGTTGGATAGATTCTAACATCGGCGTAGATGCATCTAAAATAGCGAGAAATTACCATATAAATATGTTACCCGATGTATTGAATAAAATAACAGATAAATTCAAAATACAAATATTGAATGTTGCTGACAAAAAATATAAGAATGCCGAAATGAAACGAGAATATTACAAAGAATATCGTTGGGTAGTATGTGGTTCTCTATTTACTACTGGAAAAGAAGTTGGTATACCCATTTTGAATCGGCTAAATGAAATTTTCATAGAAACAACCGAAGCGGGGTATGGGCACGGCGAAGAAATGTTTTTCTTAGAAATATTGGATGAATTTTATGATTCAATTGACCGTTCATATGGCGATTATCATCATATATTGAATAATTTTATTCAACCTAAAAATGATTTATTATATACATACATACATGTTGTAAGAAAATATTATGAATTTGGTTATTATCGCGAATGTTATGATTGTTCTCATTATATGATTTCATATTTGAAAACTGTAAAAGAAAATGTGGACTATGCAACATATATGATGATATTGCTTGCATATTATGCATCCGCTACTCAATATAAACCAGAAGAAGTTTCGCGAATAGCGAATCATATTGCCTATTTAGTATCCAATGAACCGGCATTTAGCGAAGAATTTCATAGATATCGTTTTTATTATAATATAAATGGTTTTGAATCAGCAAAGATTTTTGAAAACGACTGCAAAGATTTGTAAAAAACGACTGCTAAGATTCTATAAAATTGAAACACTTTTTTTATTATAAGTAATAGATAAAATAATAAAACCAAATTATAGAATGTTCCCAACCAATTATCGCAGTTATCGTAAAGTCTTGATATTTGACGTAGAAACCACCGGTTTGATTCCAAAAGTCGACCCTGTGACAAAATTACCACCACCAACCGAACAATGTCCTCATATCATACAATTGAGTTTCGTCAAATACAATATGTATGACCATATAATTGAAGACAGCTACAATACATATATCAATATACCCCAGGACGTTGTAATTTCGCCTAAAATCACTGAACTGACTGATATTACACGCGAAATGTGTGATAAAGGTATATCAATCTTACAAGCATTGGACCGTTTTTATACAGCATATACGGATTGCGACTGTTTAGTTGCACATAATCTGGATTTTGATAGTAGAATGATACAAATTGAAATGGAAAGAAATCGTAATATATTGTTATTGATAAACCCCAATGTATTGAAATTGTTTAAAAGTGAATTTGATAAATTTGGTATGGAGAAATTTTGCACAATGATGAGTAGTATTCATAGTTGCGGTATATTAGTTACAAACGTTGATAAAAAAGGAAATACGTATACATACAAAAAATTCCCTAAATTGTCAGAAACATACGAACATTTATTTAGCCAAACGCCCCGAAATTTGCATAATTCAATGATGGATACCTTAGTTTGTTTGCGCTGTTATTTAAAAATGCGACATGGAGTAGATGTTCATAATAGTAAGTTTGCATTTTGGGTAGAAAAATACATGAAAATATAAAAATATAAATACGCGATTAAAAATAAAAATATGCACATAGTTGCATATTTTTATTGTAAAAAAATATTTATTTATAATATATGACTTCCCGAAAAAGTTCCAAAAAAAGTAGTAAAACTTCCAGAAAAACTACTAGAAAAACTGCTAAAACTTCTAGAAGTTTAATAACAAAAAATAGACAAAATAAAGTTAATATACAATATTATTCAAATATGTCTGATGTATTCAAATATTCTACCCAACGTAAATTCATGAAATCATTTTTAGAAGAAAATAAAAAACATAATTTACTCTCTAAATATCCATTTGTTGAAATGACTGCTTGTATTTTTGCTGATTTTAAAATTGAAAATATGAAATTAGTAAGTGCAGTATCAAACGACCCAACCCTATTTTTCAAGAATACTAGAAAAGCAGTTGGTAAATATTACAAAGATATCAAACCGGTTGATTTGTATATTACTTCTGTAATATGTTCATGTGCATATAAAAACGATGTTCTCATTGGATTCATAGTAACTGTGTTAAATGATGAAAATATGGATGGAAATGTCATTAGAAATATATTACAAACTTTATTATCTGGATATATTCCAAATTCTGCTATAACATATGGAGGACTTGATTGGAAAAAAATTATATATTATCTTATATTAGTTGCTCAAATAATATACTTTTTGTTACAATGCAATCATTTTTATTACTCTACTAATAATTTAATCCATGAAATGAAAGAGGGAAAAACCGTTACTTTGATGAATACATTGAAAGATATTTCTAAAAAAAGCGAAGTATTGAAAAAGTGTATACAATATAATGAAGTTTATCCTAAATCAAACCGTGGAAAAGTTGTTGATATGGTATTTTCAAAATTACCGAATGAATTGTATGAAAAAATGTCAGGGTTTAATGCTGTATACAATTGCATAGAAGACCCAGATATTGCAATACAAGTTGGTGAAGAAGCTGAATTTGCAACATATGTAAATCTTGATGATGAAAAAGAAATTATTATAGATGATGTAGTAGTAGAAGAACCAGTATATCCTATTATGGAATCCAATTATGGTTCTACTATGCCAATGGAGTTTGTAATAAATAATGATAACCCATTGGTTGCATTTGAAAAAGATATACCACAAATTACTTCATTAACCACAGAACAAAAAGAAATTATGAACAATGGATTGAAAAATATTTTTGAAAAAACTCAAACAAAAAAAACATACAAAGAATTATTAGATTATTTCAATGATTTAGAAGAACCTGAAAATGATAAATTGGCAAGAGAACTAATGAATGATGATGACTTTTTACAATACAAAATGCAGGAAGATGAACGACGCAAAAAATTCAAGGAAATGAGTGGTATTATAATCAAAGATACTAGTTACATTGGAATGATTGGTGTAATTACCGGAGCAGTAAAAGAAGTATTTTGGTCATCTTATAGTCATGCACCATTATTAGATGTTATAACTTCTATAAGAAATAAAATTAATGAATATACTCGTTCAATTAGAGAGAAATACAATAAATATACCGATTTAATTGAAGATGTTACAACTGAGCTGTCTTCATTAAGTAGCAAAACCGAACTTGCAACATCCCAATTATTTAATATTGTAGTAACTGGCAGTGCGTTAGGTTTTCAAATATTAGGTTTATCATTATATGGTGTAAAGCGAATTTTAGATAAAAGACGTGATCCATTAAGAAGTATTAACGACGGAGAAAATACTCGTTTAATCAAAAATGAATAATTTATATATTTTTATATAATTTCCGTTAAATTATATAAATCTCTCCCTAAATACTGATTATTTTGTTTGCCCATCAAAATAAATAAGAAAAGGTGTAAATATTTTTACGATGAACACATTTCGCAAATTTCGTCTTCTTCCACTGTTGCATTATTTTTCTCCGGTTCAATTGTGAATTGTTGTGCTTGATGTCGGCCTCTACGTCTCAAATAATAAATACCGGTTTTCAATCCTTTGGACCAAGAATAAAAATGCATGGATGTCAAATTGGAATAATTTGGGTCTTCTAGCCACAAATTCAAACTTTGACTTTGGCAAATATACGCACCCCGGTCCGCCGCCATATCAATCAAATTACGCATGGGTATTTCCCAAACGGTTTTATATTTATCGCGTATTTCTTGCGGTATAAAATCTATATGTTGAATTGAACCATGGTTGGCTATAATATTATTTTTCATCTTTTCATTCCATAAATCCAATGCAATCAAATCATTCATCAAATATTTATTTGCCAATATGAATTCACCTGCAATGGTTCGTCTGCTATAAATATTACTTGTAATTGGTTCTATACATTCATTATATCCCAGAATTTGAGATGTGGATGCTGTTGGCATTGGTGCTAATAAAAGGGAATTACGTAATCCGTTGGTTTTGATGTCTTCTTTTAGCTGAATCCAATCATATCGTTGTGTGCAAGGTTCAACTCCCCACATATCAAATTGCAATTCACCTTTGTGTGCAGGTGATCCTTCAAATGTCTCGTATGGGCCTTCTACTTTGGCAATTTCACAGGATTGTTCTAATGCTGCATGATAAATCGTTTCAAATATTTGTTTATTTATTTGTTTTGCTTCATCCGATGCGAATGGTAAATTCATTTGCATAAACACATCGGCTAAACCTTGGACACCGATGCCAATTGGACGGTGGCGTTTATTACTTAATTCGGTTTTTGGGGTTGGATAGAAATTGACGTCAATTATACGATTTAGATTGTATGTTACAATTTTTGATATTTCATGCAATTTTTCGTAATTGAATACAGGTGGATTTACTGTTTTATCTATAAAAGAAGGGAGAGCGATACTGGCTAAATTACAAACTGCGGTCTCTTTATCGTCTGAATATTCGAGAATTTCTGTACATTGTGATGTTAATATTCCATTGAAAATACCAGCGTGACGCAATGGCTCTGTAAAACAATATGTATCATCTGTTCTTCCTTCATCCACTATTTTTTCAATTTTTACAAATTGATTTGCTGAACGATTTGGTAAATTTAAGTCGTGTATTACAAGTCGTTTTGGCTTAAATCCAATATTTAGTAATTTGATTAAATCACATGATGTTATCAATAATCTGAATAATGGTTTTGTATCAAAATATTTACTACCACCTTTTCCATCAGGTAAATAACTTGTTGCATGGTCTCGCATCTGTCTAATTTTAGGATTTATACCGCAAGTTTGTAACATAAGTTTTGTATTCGTTAAAAAATCCTTACTAATAGAAGAAATTTGCAGTTGTTGATTGTTTTGATTATTTGAAATACAACCATCTGCATCGCAATATCCTGAAAACCATTCCATTTTATCTTTTAGCGTATTGTTCATTGGAACAAAGAATTTTTCTTCTATATCAAGAGGTAATTGTAATACAGTTTTGTTTTGATTTTCAAATGTACTTCTATAATCCATATGTTCCAATAATTTCTTTTTTTCATCATACAAATAAATTAGTGGTTTTTTTTCATATGATATTCCATTGCACCTATTTTTATCAATACTTTCATCATTTTGTAATTTATCAATACTATGTTCAGTTTCATAATCTATATGTCTTTTACAATAATAATGACCATCCAAACATTTGAATTTACAACGACTTGTTTCTTCATTTTTGTTTCCATATGTTCCATCTCCACAGAAAAACCCATGGGTATATGGATATAACATTTTTTGTTTTCCGTCAATAACAGGATATTCACATTTCATAATTTTGTCATTAGGTTTAAGGTCTTTTGCCTCAACAGTTGTAATTGATTTTTTGGAATAACTGTTTTGTATAAAAAATTTGTGATATTTAGTGCAAGTAACCTTACATCCATCGCTTGTATATACATCGATCAATTCTTGATTTTCACCTGTTTTGAATACTTGTACATTACTAAATTCTTCTCCATTCCATACATTTACAAATTGTCCTTCTAAACTTTTAATTTCAAGATGTCCTTTGTCGGTTAAAATTGTTGTTTCTGGTGCAACACAAAGGTTGCTAGACTTTATGGTGCCAATATTTTTTTGATTTGATTTTTTGTTGCAGGCATCTTTATACAATAAATATGGAGTGCCAGTTTCCATCTGGGCATCCAATATTTGAAACCATAATTCACGTGCCTTCATAGTTTTTCTGGTTTTACCACTTTCTTCATATTTTCTATACAATGTATTGAATTCTTCACCATATACGTCTGATAACCCTGGACATTCATCTGGACACATAAGAGTCCATGTGCCATCTGACTTGACCCTTTCCATGAACAAATCAGGTATCCATAGCGCGTAGAATAAATCACGGGCTTTTAATTCTTCATCGCCGTGGTTCTTTCGCATTTGTAAAAACATTTCAATGTCTGCATGCCAAGGTTCTAAATAGATTGCGAATGAGCCGTTTCTGCGACCACCACCATTATGGACAACCCCATTATGCAGTAGATAATTGTGTTCTTTTGACATTTGTAAATCATATAAAATACCTTTATAGGAATGTGTTGTTATTTTTTGAACACGACTTAGTAATACATCATTATATCTCAAAAATTTGAAAAATTGTTTATCATCATATGTAATATCCATCAAATCACAAATTTCCGCTGTTTTTGGAACACGTAAAACATAACTAATTTTTTTGTTTTCAATTATACCACGGGCAGTTTCATGTGATTCACCTATTCTATTTCTAATATATCCGCTTGTTAATACTCCCATTTTCATAGCCAAAAATCTTGTGCATTCAATTAAATTGTAAGATGTACTATCTAACACTAATTCATTTTTAATACAGCCGTCTGTATCTAATAATCCCTTCAATATATATTTTGATTTTTCAATAGGTAAATTCAACCATTTCGAAAGCATTCGTTTTTCTTTGTTTTCATCATAGAAATCATTATATCTAAATGGTAAATGTATACATCTATTCCATCTAATTCTTGTAGTATTGTTATCCACTTCTATTTTGTAATCTACACATCTGTCATTAAAATAATTAATTATGAAATCTGCAATATGTTTTTTGTTAGTTGTATGCAAAGAAATATATCCAGAAGTATCTGTCTTATTTGACATTGAACCATCGCCTAAAATAACTCCATAGACATAACAATCATCTGCTGAAATATTCGCAATATCTTTTGAAAAACGCGGAATAGGATATACCACCATGTCATCTATATCCATATCATTTGCATCAATCCATTCTAAATGACATATGTTTTTTTCCAATCTATTTTTTATCACTTTATAATTAAGACCTTTTTTTTGACCACGTAAAACAAATACTGGATGTTCTGGCGTTATAGTTAATGGATGAATGGAATGCATTGTTTCTATTTCTAATACTTCTCCATCATATGGATGTTCAAGCACATTTTGAATAACTTCGACGTCTCCTTGTAAATTATAAATTTCAGTTTCATTCATAATACAATGCTGTATTTGTATAGGACCTTGTGTTGTATAAATAATTGTTTCTGGAAGAACACATTGATCAACATAGCGCGCAGTGTTATTAAACACTCGTAACATGGGAACAATTCCATTGGAAGAACCATTTGTTCCTCGGATATGGCTACCCGACGCACGAACATTATGAATATGTAGACCAATACCACCTGCCCACTTGGATATCAATGCGCAATCCTTCAATGTGTTGTAAATACCTTCTATACTATCGTTTTCCATGGAAATCAAATAACAACTTGATAATTGAGGATGAGGTGTTCCTGCATTAAAAAGAGTAGGGGTTGCGTGTGTAAAATATTTTTGCGACATACAATCATATGTTTCTTTCACCTTTTCTAAATTATCGCCATGAATACCAATTGCAACACGTAACCACATATGTTGTGGACGTTCAACAGTTTCTTTGTTAATTTTCATCAAATATGCGCGTTCCAGTGTCTTGAATCCAAAATAATCTATTAAATAATCACGACTATAATCCAATATAGATTCTAATTCAGAACCATATTTTTCAACTAGACCGTATAATTCTTGTGAAACTAATGGCGATTGTTGTCCATGTTTATCTTTGTATTCATATAATTGTGTCATTACCTTGCAAAATGAGTCCGCTGTATTTTTATGATGATTTGATATAGTAATTCTACTTGCTAATACGTTATAATCAGGATGAGTGGAGGCAAGTGATGCACATTGTTGAGCACTCAATTCATCAATTTGTGTTGTGGAAATACCATTATATAATTGGTCAATCACCTTCATGGTTAATGTAGTATAATTGATTTTGATTCCAACTTCGGTTCCAATTGTTTTAATACGTCTTAAAATTTTATCAAATGCAATCACCTCCATATTACCGTTTCTCTTCTTAACAAGCATTTCATCATCTTCTACAATTGTTTTCGGAGATGACATTTGTTATATAAATAATAAAAAATATATTTATATTACTTTTATTATTTTGTTTTTTTCTTCAAAATGTCCTAAATAACTAATCTAATTTAATTAAACATATTCCATTATTTACTTGTAAATTTTTGATTAGTTTACCATTATCCGCGCCGTTTTCAACTACAATTTCATTGCGTTTTTTCTTGGTAGCCCTATGTTCATACCCAGTTACGCGTTCTTTTTCAATAGTATTCCATGCTTCTTGTATTTTAGGAACAGCAGCATCAAACCATTTACGATTTCGTTTAACTAATACGCACGAATATTCATCTAAATACCAGTAAATAACAGTAAATAATGCATGTGTTTCTTTTAATATTTCTTTTTGTGTTTTAATCCATTCATCAATAATTTCTTTTTCAATAGGGGTATCAAGAGGCATATAAACGTATTTAGGAACATTGCTTGTGAATGTCTTTGAAATGAAATGAGCAATGACACCGCGAAACGGTGTTTCTTCCAAGTTTACGACCGTTTCTTCTTCGGTCGGCAATGGATCATCATCGGTATCAAAGTTTACGACGGGGTCAAAGTTTACGTCTGTTAAGTTTACGACAGATTCAACATCAGTTGCCGTATCTATTTTTTCAACAACAATATCAACACTTTCTTTACGGCGGCGAATATTGTTATAAAACATCCACTCGTTTTCATATTCTCTGAAACGTGTTTCAATAAAATCACATTCATCCAAATCACATGTTTCTAATTGAACTTGCATTTGAATCCAATATTCTTCTTTTGGTATACCAGTAATTTCCCTGTTTACAATATTTTTAATTTCTACCATACGTCCAAATCGTTCGCTGGATGGGTCAACTATAATACCATCCGGTGACGCGCCAATATATTTATACACCGGGTGTTGAATACAACCAAATTCGCCAATTTTAGTAGTATTAAACAATTCATACATCATTATACTAAGTGGTTCATATTTAACGCCCCAATGTAATGGCGACTCTGTATTTACATATCCACTTCCCGTTTTATTATCAAAAGGAAGACATTTTTCGTATATCAAACTATTATATTGCGATTCACTTGCAAACACCTTCCAAATATTACTTGCGGTAATCATATTGTGTCTATATTCATACCATTCAGCTGTTCTTTGGTCGGGTTGATATCTAGCTTCCAATTTTCGTATTTTTTCTTGAATCTTCGTAACATCTTTGCATTCATTCAAAATAGTAATGGGATATTGTCGTGCAGGTATATCATAATTGTCAAAATAATCATTGCAAACATTTTCTACAAAATCACATATTTCTTCATATATTTCGTCAGTATCTTCACATATTTCAGCACTGGTCCATTGTTCAAATAATATATCACTAATTTGATTCACGAGTTCATTATGAAAACTAGGGGATGACATTTTCAAAATTTCATCGCTAATATAATCGTCAATTAATTCTGATATTGTGATTTGAGCGTCAAACATATCATCGGAATCAGGTTCAATGAAACTTAGCATTTTCGTTTATTGTGTTTTGTATATAAAATACAATTATATAAATATATTTATATACTTTCAATTTTGTAAATACATAAAAAATTGATAATAAAATAAGGATAAATATTTTCTACAATCAAAAACAATGAATAACTCAGAAAGTGTATTTGACTTTTATAAATTGAAAAAGGTAGTAAACCCTGAAAAATTAGATTGGTCTAAAATCGTTAGGTCTAGAAACACAAACGCTATATATTTTATTGAAAAACATATAGAACTTTTGAAAGGTGATTATCTCTTGGAATGTTTATCACGTAATCCATTTGCTGCCGAAATGTTATCAAGACATCCTGAAAAAATAGTTTGGAATGATTTTGTAAAAAATCCAAATGCTATTCATTTAATAGACAAATATTTTGATTTGTGTTTTCAATCTTTGAATAAATATGGAAAAAAAGAATTATTGAAACATCCTAATTTTGTTCATCTTATAAAAAAGTATCAGCAAAAAATTGTAGATGAATTACTCTTCATTGATTGTATACCTGATATATTGGAAATCAAAACACCTGAATATTTTGATTTGTTTGAAAAATATTTGGAAAAGTATCCAGAAAAAATAGAAGAAATACAGAACATTCATTCCTCATCGTATTGTTTTTGGCGGGAATTATGTCAAAATCCATATGCAATTCATATAATAGAAAAAAATTTACATAAAATACCAGATCATGGTTGGGCTGCATTAGCAAAAAATGAAAATGCTATTCATTTGATAGAAGAAAATCTTGATAAACTCAATTATATTGGTCTTAATTCACGTTATCAACGTACTTATGTATGTTGGGAAAATTTATCTAAAAACCCCGCTGCTATTTCATTGTTGAAAAAAAACATACGTAAAATAAGTTGGGAAAATTTGAAAAAAAATCCGAATGCTATTCAAATATACGAAGACTATCCAGACATAATGTGGGATTATCTTTGTTATATAGATTTTGGAAATATTTCAGTAAACTCCCCCATATTTGAATTAGATTATGATGCTATAACAAAACGATGTGCCATTTACAAAGAAGAACTTATGCAAGTCGCTCTTCATCCATCCAGAATAGAAAACTATTTAGCACAAGGAATACCGTTGGATGAATTAGATAATTACATTTAGGAAAAATCAAAATCTACTATTACCGGATAATGGTCCGAGTTATATTTTCCACAATATTCGGCATATTCTTGATATATAAAAACTTTTTTCACTTTATCCATTAAATTGGGTGTTAATAATACATGATCTATCATGGAGAATTCGGATAAAGTAGATTTGCAATCCCCGTTACTATCATACCAATCACTGTATCGGTTTGATTGTGGAATTAATGAAGCTGCATTGTATAATGTATATATATCCGTATTTAATCCTTTCAATATATCCAGAACATGAGATGTCGGTGTATTATTGTTTCTATCTAGTGTGTTCTCATCAAAATCGTTGAAATCTCCCAACATAATAATTTCGTAGTTCTTTTTAATATAAGAAACAATGACATTTTGTAAAACGGTTGCTTGTGCTTCTCTTTCAGCGCATCGCATAGAATCCGTTGGAAATGCCAATAAGTGTGCACCAATGAATGCTATATTCATATTATTCAATACAAATTCAGTAATGTAGTGTTTGCTTACACCTGCGGTCCCAGGGGCGCCAGTATATCCACATTTTGAATTTGATATAGGATAATTCACATGTTCTTCTGTTCTATATAAACTGACGCGTGGGTTTATTTTGGTAAGCATTCCGACATTTTGTCCTGTGGCGGTATCTTTTCCATTTATTAAATAAGGGTTATAATCGTTGTTTTGAATCAGCATATTCAATTCATCGCACCCTTCAATTTCACATATATTTACAATGTCTGGTTCCAAATTTTGAATTACTTTTGCTACATAAGATAAATGGGTTTCAGCTTCACTTTGATTTTTCCATGTGCATCCTTGTCCAGGACAATCAGATGAAGCATAATAATCAATAAACAACCATTCAGTATTATATTGCATAAGACGTATATTTTTTATTGTTTCATTTTTGGAATTGATTTGATTTGTTTGCATCGTATTTTTTATATTAGCACAATCTGGTTCAGCAAAATGCAAAGCTGAATATGATAGCAACAAATATACTACCATCTTATAATATGTATAAACGCGCATTGTGTATACATATTATATATATAATAAAATGTGTTTCTTATCATTCTTTTACGTCCTCTTTGTTTTTTTCACTAATACGTTTCGGGGTAAGTGATTTTAAAGTAGATACACGTTTGGCATCCATGTTTTTCAAAGTAAAATTATGAGTATCTGAATTGAAATGCAATGCTGGTATACTTATCAACTCTTTCTTGTCTTTATCATATACAACATCCTTCGTCTTTTGTAGCTTCTGTTTTTCTAAACAACCAATAAAAAATTGTTTGAGTGATTTAATTTCTTTTACAGGTAACCCATTATCTTTTCCATACTTCTCTGCAAATGCATGTAGTTTCTGTATTTTAACAGTTTTATCCAATTTATTCCAAGGGTCGGATTTGTTTTTTTGTGTTTCATTTTCCAAGATTTCATCAATTGCATTATACGTAAGGTCATTAAAAGAAGATGTTTGAGGGATAATAGACTTGTATTTAGCATTCGCTAATGTATTATCTATTTTTGGAGATGGTGGTAAAGTAGTTTCATTTTTTTCAGTAAACATATTTATTATGCAATGTCTTTATGTTATATTCTAAAATAATGTTTATTATGTTTTAATATATATATTTATTTGTTTCTATTGCAAAAGAAATACCTGGTCATTTATAAACATAGAAAAGATGGAACAAAAAGAAGAAAACAAGGAAGAAACTAAAAAGATTGTTTTATTAGAGAACGTGAAAGAAAAAGACGAAAAAAACAAGACAAAAAATATAAATACTACAAAAGAGAAAACGAAACGGGTAATTGTAGAAACTTGGAATTTTACTAAAAATGACTTAGATTTTGAGAATATAATCCAGGTTCTCAACATGATTCAAAAAAAAGAGTTTGAGAACACACAATATAAAAATATATATAAATGCATCATACAACAATTGAATCAAAAAATAAACGGATACAAATCACAAGATATTGCAAAAAATCTATTGGATTTGGAAAAAATAGTTGATTTAGAGACTGTATTACAATTATTGTTACAATGTAATTTAGAGTGTTTTTATTGTAAAAATAAAGTCAAGGTTCTCTACGAACATGTTAGAGAACCTTCTCAATGGACATTAGACCGTATAGATAATGATTATGGTCATAATAAAGGTAATTTAGAAATCGCATGTTTATCTTGCAATGTTCGTCGGCGAACCATGTATGCCGACCGGTATGTTTTTACAAAACAGTTGAAATTGATTAAAAAAGAGGGGTAATAAAATATGATTATATATTAAATAATAGATGAAAATAAGAGAAGAATTATTAACTCCAATTGTATTTTTTACAATTTTAATATTAAATCGCATGGTTCAATGGAAATATGCAAACTACTTTGAAAAAATAGTAGGATTAGTATTAGTAATATACTATACATTAATAGATATAAAATATGGATTAGTATTCGGCATTGCTTATATTATTTACTTAATAAATTTATCAAAAAATCACATAGAAGGTTTTGATAACAATGAAAATGATGTAAATTTAATTATATCAAGATATAATGAAAATTTGGAATGGTTAAAACATGAACCATTTAATAAGTATGCATATATTGTATATAATAAAGGTAATAATGATAATTACTATAAATCAGATAAATTCAAAGAAGAAATTAAATTAAAAAATGTTGGACGCGAGACACATACATATTTAACTCATATTATTAATAATTATGATAGTAAAACATTTGCAAATTTAACCGTATTTTTACCTGGTTCAGTAGAATTGGAACATAAATACAACCGCGCAAAAAAAATATTGAATGAAATACAGTTAGGAAATAAAAATATAGATATATTTTCTTCTATTTTAATGGATAAACCGGTAAGAGATATTTTTTATAATTTTACAATTGATAAATATTTATCAAGTAACGATGATAATAAAATAAAAAATAATAAAGATGAAGTTGATGTATCAACTATAAGACCTTTTGGTAAATGGTATGAAAAAGTATTCAATAATATAAATAATGAAAATAGACATTTTACTCAAAATGCTATGTTTGCTATTACAAAAGATACAATTTCAAAAAAACCTAAATCGTATTATAAAAATTTGGTTAAATATGTAGATAAGCATCACAATCCAGAAACTGGACATTATTTTGAACGCTCATGGGACGCTGTATTTTTTCCATATGAAAATGTAAAATATGTATAATGGTAGAATTCTAATAATTTTATTACAAAAATAATTTGTAAATATATAATAAATATATGAATATAAATATCCAAAAAATAATACCGTTTATATTTATTCTACTACTGTTATTATTTAATATAAAAATTAAATCTAAATATTCAAATTATTTTTCAAAAATTTTAGGTTTAGTAATAGTTATATATTATGCATTAATGGATATTAATTATGGAATATTATTTGGATTATGTTATATGATTTATTTAATTTATTATAGAGATACATATGAAACAAATACAAATAATATAAATGAATCATTTGATAATAATGCCGTTGAATTTTTTATAAATAAACCAAAAGAATCAATATCAAGTGATACAAAATATACAGCAATAATAATTGAACCACGAAAACATAAAGCATTAGAATTTGTATTGAATAATTTTATGGAAAATTTGAATGATGATTGGGGATTTATAATTTTTCACAGTAATACCAATAAAAAGATGGTTGAAAATATAATGAATACAAATCTTAAAAAATATAAAAATAAAACCAAATTAATAAATTTGAATATAAATAGTGAAGATTTTACAATTAAAGAATATTCTACGTTGTTCTATGATAAAACGTTTTATGATTATATACCTACTGAAACATTTTTAATTTTTCAAACTGACAGTATTATATTAAAAGAAAACAAAGATAAAATAAATGATTTTTTACAATATGATTATGTAGGTGCACCATGGCCAAAAACAATGGGTATTTTAGGTAAAATGGAAGTTGGTAATGGAGGTTTATCATTAAGAAAGAAAAGTAAAATGTTAGAATTATTAAAATATAAAAAAAAATATAATGATTTAATTATTGCAGTTGATGATGAAAGAAAGTTTGGTAAATATATAGCAGAAGATAAATTTTTTAATGGATATTATGTTAAAGAAGTATTCATAAATAAACCTTCTTTTAATGAGTCAAAACAATTTTCAGTTGAATGTATATTTTATGATTCGCCTTTTGGTATTCATAAACCATGGGAACAATATGGTTTAAAACCATCAGAATTAAATACATTAAAAAATAAATATCCAGATATTATCAAATTAATGAATTTACAGACATTATATTAATAATTAGACATAAGCGTAATATAGTTGTAAATTATATAAAAAAACCTTTATATTCATAATATACTACCTATGAATATAAATCCATTACCTATTCATCAAAAAATACAAGATAAATTGGACTATTTCCATAAAACGAATAAAATACCCAATATTATTATTCACGGTTCGTCTGGAACAGGCAAAAAAACAATAGTTCTCAATTTCCTTAATAAAATTTACCAAAGTGACAAACAAAAAATAAAAATGAATGTCATGTTTGTAAACTGCGCCCATGGTAAAGGAATCAAATTCATCCGTGAAGAACTCAAATTTTTCGCCAAAACGAATATACAATCCAATACCGGCGTTCCATTCAAATCCATTGTTCTCTTCAATGCCGATTATTTGACTATTGATGCACAATCTGCATTACGTAGATGCATTGAATTATTCAGTTTTACAACGCGTTTTTTTATTGTGGTAGAAAACAAACACAGATTATTGAACCCTATATTATCCCGATTTTGCGAAATATGCGTTCCTGAATATACAGATGAAAATGGAAACACAATTAATTTACATCAATATAATTTGAACAAAAAATTTGATTTCGTTGAATATGAAGATTCAAAAAAAGAATGGTTAAATGAACATATGGAAAATGCAATATGTATACAAGAAATGAAACATAATCATTTATTGAATTTAGTAAATACCATGTATGAAAATGGGTATTCCTGTTTGGATTTGGTTGAATGGTTAAAACAGTCTACTCATGAAAAATGGAATGATTTACAAAAATCAAACATAATGATGCATTATCAATCGCGCAAAAGCGAATTCCGTTGCGAAAAAATGCTATTGTTTCATTTATTAGATATATTATTTTTTAGTCAAAATACTATTTAAAAAATAAACGTGTAAATTAACAAATGGACGATTTTGTTTTATCCAATTTACAAGAATCAAGAAATGAATGGTGTAGTCGGTTGGTGAGTATTTTTTCACCACTTGTTATTGAAGGTGTTCGTTCTATATTCAATGAATCATGGAAAATGTGTGTAGATAACAATGAAGTAGATAAATATTTGATGACATTTCAGAATTTACTTTCCCGTGTTCCCAAATGGAATGCTATTATTGTTGAGGAAGAACGCAAACGAATTATTGAACGAAGTGGATGTAATTATTTAGAAGATTTGATTACATGTGTTCATATTATACAATTAAAAGTATTGACATGTATTCGTGTTGGTAATAAACAGAAAAAAATAGACATATCCATTCCCAATTTAGATAATTTCATTCACAAGGTATATATCAATACTGCACGTAAATTATATGTGAATGTATATTTATTTGAGAAAAATATTAATCCACTTCAAGTGCAAAAAAACAATCGTGAATTAGAAATCATTGTTCAAGAATCCATTTTGACGGCGATTCGCGAAAGTATTCCAACCGAAGCAATTATTCGCGCATATATGGAAGAAAGTGTTGAACAAGAAGAAGAAGTCATTATAGAGAAATTAGAAGACCCTGTGCTTGAAACCCCGGTTCAAGAAAATGGAGAAGAAACTGAGAAAGTAAAAGAAACTGCCGAGGAATTACCTGCAGTGGTTCCTTCTATACAAAACATTGACAATGAACCCGTAATTACACGTTTATCATTTAATGATTATGATTCTATTATGGATACTGAAAATAATGTAGATAAAATATCTGCACCAAAAACAATTGAACGTTTAGAAGAAATTAGCACATCCAGAGCAATACAACGTAAATTAGAAGAAGAAAATGATGACAGTGATGACGAGAATGACCGTATCAAAATTGATACTGAACCAATGGATTTAACTGGCTTTGAATTATTAGACGGAGATAATACATTGTCAATGAATGATATACCATCATTGGATTTTGAAGAATTGCCATAAATGCGTAATAATATCTATAAAAATATTTAATAATTATTATATATTTTTATGGAAAATATACTGATTATTTCATTTTTGATTACTTTTATATTTTGCGTGATGAAATTTTTAGAAGCAAAATATTTAGACAAAGAATGGAAACCATTGAAATTCTTTGTTAGAGACGCAATCATTGTATTGATAAGCACAGCACTAGGTAGTTTCATATTTTTTCAAAATAACAATAGTATATCTGAATTATTTAATGTAGTTACAGAAACAAAAACACTAAATACTGCAAATACGCAGATATTTACCGATGCACCTGGTTTCTAAACCTTATCACTTTTTAAGTGCGCGGTAACAGTTGTCTTTGTCACTTATAAAAGCCGACGAAGTCGGCGATTTAATTGTGCAAAGGCGTAAAAAGATATTTGTAATATATATATAATATGTCACAAATAGTAAATGAACAGATACAACTATTAAAAGATAAAATAGAAAAGAAACAACGAAAACCGAGACAGACGAAGAAAAAAATGCCTAAAAAATCGCCCGAACAAGTTAATCCTTTAATGAATGAAATTCAAAAAGAACCAATGAATGAAGAATTGGTAAATTTGATGGAAAATTTAGCAACAATAATGAGTAAACGTGGCGATCAAATAAGAGCAAGAGTATATAAACGAGCACAAGAGACCATACTTGCATTTCCACAACCTATCGTCAATGTTCTCCAATTGAAAGGACAACCTGGAATAGGAACAACTATCATGGAAAAACTGGAAGAATATCAATCAACTGGAACATTAGAATTGATAGAAAGAGAGAAAAACAAACCCGAATATGTGTTAAGTAATGTTTATGGAATTGGACCAATCAAAGCAAAAGAATTGGTAGAAAAATATGGAATCAAAAATATTGAAGAATTACGAGAACGTCAAGAAGAAGTTCTCAATGTGGTTCAAAAAATAGGTCTAAAATATTATGAAGATATAGAACAAAAAATTCCTCGTGCAGAAATAGATGAATATAATAATATTTTTGCAGTTGTATTCAATAGTGTTCGCGAAGATGACTCTGCATATGAAATTGTAGGTAGTTATCGTCGTAAAGTGCAACAATCCAATGACATTGATGTTATTATTACTTCTCAAAACCCAATAGTATTTGAAAATTTTATAAATGTATTAATAGAAAGAAAAATAATTGTAAATGTTCTCTCTCGTGGTAAAACAAAATCATTAGTTGTAGCAAAAATTCCAGAAAGTAAGCTTTATCGTCGGGTTGATTTCTTATATACTAAACCGGATGAATATCCATTTGCATTGTTATATTTTACTGGTAGTAAAGGATTTAACACGGTAATGCGTGGACATGCTTTGAAAATGGGATATACATTGAATGAACATGGTTTGTCAAAAATGGTTGACAAGAAAAAAACAGAAAAGGTAGACAAATTCTTTATGAACGAACGTGAAATATTTGATTTTTTAAGATTGGAATATAAAGCTCCACAAGATAGAGTAGATGGACGGGCGGTTATTCCTAAATCAATTCCAATAGAACAAATAGGAGAACCCGGTTCTCAAAAAATAGTTGAAAACGTTGATATTTTACAACCAGGTTCTCAAATGCAAAATAAAGAGAATGAAATAAAAATTCCTAAAGTAAAGAAATCGCCTAAAAAGAAAGTTCCTAAAGTAAAGAAATCGCCTAAAAAGAAAATTCCTAAAGAACCAAAAACAAGAAAAACAAAAAAGGATATTTTAAAAAATATTTCTCCTAAATCAATTTCAAAAGAAGAAATTGGAGAACCTGGTTCTCAATTAATAGTTGAAAACATGAATTTTTTAAAACCAGATTTTCTAAAAACAATTCCTAAAGAAGAATTTGGAGAACCAAGTTCTCAGAATTTAAATATGGAATTTTCAAAAACAAATATTCCTAAATCAATTCCAAAAGAAGAAATAGGAGAACCAGAAAACCAAAAAACAAGAAAAGCAAGAAAACAGAAAAATCCAAAAAGATATATTCCTAAAGAACGAAGAACAAGAAAAATCAAAAAGGGAAAAACAAAAAAAGAAGAACCAGAGAAAAAAGAAAGTATTCAAAATGAATTAAATATAAAACAAGATAACAAAGTAATGACTGTTGATATGATACCCAATGCAGAAATTGAAAAAACAAAGAAACATATTACCGATTTTAAAAATCAAGGTATAACTATTTTAGATTCGCTAAATGAAAAAGAATTATCAGAAATAATTATTTTAGCAAGTGATAGATATTATAATACAAATAGCGAATTGATGACGGATAATGAATATGATATTGTAAAAGAATATACTGCAAAGAAATTTCCTAAAAATATTGAAGTTGATTTGATAGGTGCTCCTGTCAAAAAAAACAAGGTAACACTGCCATATGAAATGCCGTCTATGGATAAAATCAAACCAGATTCAAATGCTCTTTCCAATTGGATGAGTAAATATAATGGACCTTATGTATTATCATGCAAATTAGATGGAGTTAGTGGTATGTATTCTACCGAAGGTCCGGTTCCTAAATTATATACGAGAGGTGATGGAAAAGTTGGACAAGATATTAGTCATTTATTGTCTATAATGAATTTACCAAAAGAACCAAATGTAGTTGTAAGAGGCGAGTTCATTATTCCTAAACAAGTATTTGAAGAAAAATACAAATCTGTTTTTGCAAATCCGCGAAATTTAGTATCGGGAATTATAAACAGTAAAACCATTGACGAAAAATCAAAAGATTTACATTTTGTAGCTTATGAAATCATTCAACCACAGATGCCTCCAAGCCAACAATTACAAAAATTGACTGAAATGAAACATGAAGTTGTTATGAATAAATCAACGCCTTCTATATCCAATGAAATGCTTTCTGAAATACTCGTAGATTGGCGAACCAATTATATGTATGAAATTGATGGCGTTATTGTAACAGATGATAAAGTATATCCACGCATTTCCGGTAATCCAGAACATGCTTTTGCATTTAAAATGGTTCTTTCAGACCAAATGGGAGAAGCCAAAGTATTGGATGTTATATGGTCACCAAGTAAAAATGGATATTTAAAACCACGCGTTCGTATTGAACCAATTCGGTTAGGTGGTGTAACTATTGAATATGCGACCGGTTTCAACGGAAAATTCATAGAAGACAACAAATTAGGCATTGGAGCAATTGTTCAAATGATTCGTAGTGGTGATGTAATACCCTATATAAAAGCGGTTACAACCCCTGCTGAAAAGGCCAAAATGCCCAGTGTGCCATATACCTGGACATCTACACACATAGATGTTGTATTGGAAGATATAAAAGGCGATATAACTGTATTGGAAAAAAATATTACTATGTTTTTCGTAGAATTGGAAGTAGATGGGTTATCAAGTGGAAATGTAAAACGTATTATGGAAGCAGGATATAATACTGTTGGTAAGATATTGAAAATGTCTAAATCCGATTTTGAAAAAGTAGAAGGATTCAAAACCAAAATGATAGAAAAAATATACAATGGTATACATGAAAAGGTAGATAAGGCATCCTTATTGGACATTATGGTAGCTTCCAATACATTTGGAAGAGGACTTTCAAGAAAAAAAATGCAACCAATGATGGATGCATATCCAGATTTACTAACATCGCAAGATACAACAGAAGAAAAAGTGAAAAAATTACAAACAATCAAAGGAATCGGATTAGAAAATGCAAAAGGATTGGTTAACAATATTCCTACTTTCATGGCATTTTTGGAAGAAACTGGGCTAAAAGGTAAATTGAGCGAAACTGTAGCAAAACCATCTACTATTCCAATTGCTAATATAGTTATAAGCGACCCATTATATGGTAAAAAAATAGTCATGACAAAGGTTAGAGATAAAGAAATCATTGAAAAAATGGAAAAAGTAGGTGCAACTCTGGAAGATTCGGTAAATAAAAATACATTTGCTGTAATTGTAAAATCAAAGGATGATGATTCCAATAAAATAAAAAAGGCCAAAGATTTAGGAATACCGATTTATACTGTTGAAGAATTCAAAATGCAATATATGCAATAAAACAAAAAAAATACAGTATATACATATTTTTTGTTTTTGTTTTTATAAATATTTATGAAGATTAATTACCAAATATGGTATCATCTTCTATTTTTACATAATGAACAGGGGTTTGAACATTCACTTCAATAATATAGATATTTTGGTCTTTTGATTTATATAAACCGAAACATTGATGCCCACCACCATTCGACCCGAATATTTCATATTTCGGGTTAGGGTCATTCTTCATTGTGTTATACATTTTTTTACCGTCATATAAATCTCTACCTGATATAGCGAACTCTCGTATGTTCTCTGTTGGTTCGTTATCTGTGATAAATTTATCTAATTCATCATAGATTTTTTGTTTATGTGTTTCGCTATTTTGTTCAGCATAGATTTGCGCAACAATTCTATCTAATCCTTGATAATCTAAATCATAATAAGACATTCTTGAAAGAATGCCTGAAGATATAAATTCTTCATCAGAAGCATAATCGTCAGAATCATCATCATATACAAAACCATATTTTTCTATTTTCTTCTTGTTTAAATATTGTCTATATCTTCGCCATTTTTTTTGTTTGCGTGTTAGAGGTTTAGTATCCGGAGTATTCATATTAGTATTCATATTAGTAAGTTAATACGATAAATAATATTAATAAAGTATTTCAATTTTATGTAAAAATAAAATACATAAATAAAAAATTGAATATAATTTGTATTATTAAATAAAATACAAATTATATGTCAAATAAAACATCTTCTATTCAAAAAAAAGGGTTGTCGCGTAATACAATTGATAAATATTATACCAAATCAAATGTTGTAAATCAATGTTTAGACAAAATAAAAGAATATATAAATATACATGAAAATGATTTGATAATTGAACCAAGCGCCGGTAACGGCGCGTTTATATCCGGGATTAAACAATTAACATCTAATTATAAATTTTACGATATAATTCCAGAAAATCCAGAAATAGAAACGCAAGACTATTTATCTTTAAATTATAATTTTACAAAGAATTTTCAAAATATACATTGTATAGGTAACCCGCCGTTTGGTCGTCAATCCTCTATTGCAATAAAATTCATCAAAAAATCATGTGAATTTTGCAATACACTATCATTTATATTGCCTAAAAGTTTCAAAAAGGAAAGTTTAAAAAAAACATTTCCTTTAGAATTCCATTTATTATTTGAAATGGATTTAGATTACAAATCGTTTTTAGTAGATGGAGTAGAACATGATGTCCCTTGTATATTCCAAATTTGGGCTAAAAAGGATTATAAACGAGAAATAACTGAAAAAATAGAACCAACCAATTTTATATTTGTTAAAAAAACGGAAACACCGGACATATCATTTAGACGGGTAGGTGTAAATGCTGGAAATATTGATAAAAATATAAATGAAAAAAGTGAACAATCTCACTATTTTATTAAATTTACAAACAATAAAACAATAGATGAAAATATGGATAATTTAGCTAAAATACAATTTAATTTTAATAATACAGTTGGGCCAAAATCAATATCAAAACAAGAATTAATTAAAGAATTCATCAAATTTATTTAATGGTATAATTCCTTTTGGAAATTTTTGAACTAAATTACTGCCTTTTACAAATTTCACTTTTATTCTTGGAAAATAAATATTACTTACAATTATGTATATTAATTTTGACGCTTTTTCTTTGAATAATTCTTCATCAAATTTTCTTCCTTCACCAATCATATTAGACGGCATAAATTTACAACCTCTACTTGTGAAAGTTTTTTGATCATATAATATTTCTGGTGTATTTGCATCATTGTGATCATACTTTTTACAACCAGTCACATGAATGATTGGGTAATTTTTTGCTAACCACGGTTCAATAAAATGCGAGAAAGCCCGCCCATCTTTGAATATTTCTATGACATTTTCATCTGATAAATCTCCAAATGAATAATTTTCTATAGTATGTTCAAATGTTTTGTCTAATTCAACGCTTGGAATATTTTCACCCATATTTAGTATGTTTATAATGCTAAATATGCTAAATTGTATTTCAATTTTTTAGTAAAATATTAGAAACTAATGCTTTTTTTATTTCTATTGCAGGTTCTGCACACTTTGATGTATCCGGTATTTTAATAGGATTATAGGATGATTCAGTTTGATAATTTTCTAATTTTTTTGAAAATCTAACATGCTTTGTTTTATTCCTTTTCTTGTTTTTCTTGTTTTTATTTTTTATAGTTTTATTTTTCATTATAATATAAAACTATATTTTCTTCTAAGCATAAGATGGTATTTTATCAATGTTTATAATAGTTTGATTTTCTACATCAGTAATTTCAAATTGTGAAAATAGTGGAAGGGCGAATTGTTCATGTGGTATATGTTTATGAACCGTTCGCGCAATCATTTTATATAATTTAAAATTTGGATAGCGTTCATCACCATTTGATTTATACAACACATTTTTATCATTGTCGTCCATACACCAACGAACAATCATTTTTTGGAAATCATCTAATTTTTTAGGATTGTAATCATCATCAATTACAAAATCATATATAGAGCAACCTAATCTACATAAATCAAAACTCATATTGGGCTCCAATCGTGGTTTATTTTCATTCATAAATGGTTCGCAATTATATTGGGTAGCAGCGTCGCCTCCGGTGGCGAAACTATCACTACATAATGTTTTACCTTGATATTTATAAATACTTCTTCCAAAATCAATAATTTTGTATATTCTTCCATAAGTAGGAACTTTATAATATTTATTATTCAATTTGTAATATAAAAATTCAATATCCGTATTGATGAACATGATATTATTTGTATGTAAATCATTATGTGTAAAATGAAATGCTTTCTGGTAAGCGGCTAATGTAATTACAAGTTGAAACATTGCACTTGCTGATTGTTTTTCGTCCAGAACATTATTTTCAAAAAGATCATCAATAGTTCCATCACATTTTTCTAAACAAATCATTTGTATTGGGAATTTTGAAACATATGCATATATTTCTTCTTCAAAATCTTCATCATCTTCACTGGAACCACCCGAAGTTTCGCTACTACTACATGTAGTATAGCTTGTATTATCATCATCACCATAGTCTTCATCTTCATCACTTGTATAATTCAATTCACTTTTATCAGAAGAATCTGACGATGATGACGATATAGAATTTTTGTTTGAATTATTTTTATAAACCAATTCGCCATCCGATTCTTTTTCTTCTTTACTGGAAATATTAGAATCGTCTAAAATATCAGCCCCCAACGAAATGGCGGATAAATTATGAGGATTAGATAATGATGAAATGGCTATTTTTTTTCGGTTACGACGAGAACCAAAACTCATTTTTTCATCATTTTCATTATAAGTAATTGAAAACAAAACTCCTACATTTTCATTAAAAAATTTGGAACCATTTAAATATTCTAAATCATCCGTAACGTTGGCTTTGAATTTTTCTTGAATACCTAAAAATGACCCATAAAAATCAATACCATGCACAAATCCATGATGATTCAATAATTGACTACTTAAAAAACTAAAAAAACAGTCTGTATATGCCATATTGTTGTGATCTTTGAATTTAGAAAAACATAAATCGTCATCAACGATGGTTGGAAGAACATAATCTTTGTCTAATTGATCATATTTACCAATCATATATCGTATTGGGTCTAAAAGAGGCGAGAACTTTATGAACACATTTTTTTCATGGACAGTATTTGTTTCTAAACATTCCACTTCTTGTAAATTTTTAAATTGATATTTTGAATTTAATGAAATACGATTATAATTTGTTTCGTCCATTTCAAAATAAAGGTTATAAATGGGATTGTAATTTTGGAATTTAGAAATTGAAAACGGTTTATAATTGTTTTCCTGATCTACTTGATTGGAAATATATTGTTTTCCCAATTCTTCTAAATCAATTTTTTTCTTTTTACAAAAATTGATATGAAATAATTTTTCTGGATTTCCTAAATCTGTCATAATAGTTTCTGTATATTTACTCATGAATATTAAAACAAGAGTATTTTAACTTATTTCTACTAATAGAAAGGTCTTTATATCCTATTTTTGCGTATATACGTTTTGTTTTACACAATTAATTTATATCTATACATTAAATTATTTAGGAAAAGTATGACGTTAGAATTAAAGAAATTTGATATGAGAACAATCACTTTTAAACCGGATGAAAATAAAGGTCCGGTCATTGTAATGATTGGTCGTCGTGATACGGGTAAATCGTATTTGGTAAGAGATTTATTATATCATCATCAAGATATCCCAATTGGAACAGTCATATCTGGAACAGAAGCTGGAAACGGGTTTTATGCAAGTCATGTTCCAAAATTATTTATTCACGATGAATATAATACAGTATTAATTGAGAACATATTACGTCGTCAAAAAACAGTGTTAAAACAAGTAAATAAAGAAATTGAGACCTATAAAAGAACTACTATAGATCCACGTGCATTTGTTATATTAGATGATTGTTTATATGATCAAACATGGACTCGTGATAAAATGATGCGTTTACTTTTTATGAACGGCCGTCACTGGAAAGTAATGCTTATTATAACAATGCAATATCCATTAGGTATTCCGCCCAATTTGAGAACAAATATAGATTATGTATTTATTTTAAGAGAACCATATATGACAAATCGCAAAAGAATATGGGAAAATTATGCATCCATGTTCCCCACATTGGAATCATTTAATTCAGTGATGGATCAAACTACTGAGAACTATGAATGTTTAGTAATAAATAATAATGCAAAATCCAATAAATTACAAGACCAAATATTTTGGTATAAAGCCGAGGGAAGACCCGATTTCAAATTGGGTTCCAAAGAATTCTGGGAAATTTCTAAAAATATGGGTTCCGATGATGAAGATGAAGCATATGACCCCAGTAAATCAAAAAAGAAAAATAGTGGTCCCGCAATAAATGTTAAAAAATCAAAATGGTAAGAAACTACATAAAATTTTTTGTATATGAATTATATGAAAATATCTGATTACTTTATCTATCTATATATATAATGCCTACATATTCTAGAAAATATAAAGGGGGGGGAAATTGTCGTTCAAATCCTTCATCATGTGAAAATGTTGATCCTGTAGACGTGCAATTGAGATCACAACCAAATGAAGAAAATATAAATAATAGAGAAGTTAATGAAAGTACGTTAGCAAAAGTTAAACTTTTAGAAGATTTAGACGATGGTAGTATTTTATTTGATAAAATATTACGTTTTTTAAACAGCAAAATTTTTAAAAAATTGAATTACCGCAATGAATTAAAGATGGGCTTTCTAACGAATGCGATGGATTATAACTATAATGACCTTAAAAACAATAATATAGATATATATGAATATTACAAACGAATGTTTGAATATTATAATATTTTTCTTTATAATCACCCAGAATTAGCACGCCTTTTTGATTTACCTGATCATATCATCAATTTTGAATTTGATAATAGATTTCACGATCGTGATGAACTAATCAATTATTTAGTTGAAAAAGAACCAGAAATATTTAATTTTTTACAGGAAGATGCTTTACATGAAATATTAACTGAGGTAAAATTTATAAGTCAAGACATACCAACTCAAGAATTTGATGGAGGAAGAAGGAAGAAAACAACTAAAAAAAAGAAAAATATATTGAAAAGAATAAAACTCGCAAAAACCCAAAGAAAATGTATCTATAATCGGCGTTTTAAATGTGCAAAGGTGTAAAATACAAGATATTGAGGAAACACTTCAACTTTGACACTATTTCTCTATTTGATAAAGTCAAATAGAGAAAAATAACATTATTTATTCATTATCCATTTCTACTTGGATACTATCCGCGCGTTGAGCGTTATCCATATCAGCATCTTTTGTTTCTTGTTGTTTTATTTTTGACTCGCGTAACATTTCATTGCGAATATTTGTAGTTTCTACATCAGCAGCTTCACGCTCTTCAAAATTAACAGTTTCGCGAACCCCAATCAAATTACCCTGTTCGTCCATAGTTTGTGTCAATACGTTTCCTGATTTTTCTGCTAATTTGATATTTTCTTCAATAGCCTTCTTTTTAGTATCTTTAATACGTTGTTCAAATTCTTGTTTTGCTTTGGCTTCATTTTTAATTTTTTCTTGATGTAATTTATTTAATTCTTCTTCCATAAATTCAACACGACCGGTTTTGTAAGCATCTGGGTCCCATGGAATCCAGATACCAACTGGGCCTACAAAAATATCATGATTTGGATCATATTCGCGAAGTTTTTTGCAATTCATTTCAGCTTCTTCTTGATTTGAAAATACACCTCTTACTTTTAATCCACGGACTGATGTCTGGAATGCATTTTCACGTTGGAATTGGGTTGATAAACGATCCTCATTTTTATCCATGAAATTATTAAAATCATCATCAATAGATGATTCCTTTAGCTTACTTTCCTCTTCTTTTGAAAATTCATTGAAATCATTTATAACATCCTCTACATTCAAATTATATTTATAGGATAAAAAATGAATGAAATCAAAGAATTTAGCCATAGATTTAGTAAACTCCCATTGTTTTAGAAAATGTTCAAACATGAATAATTCGCGTTTTTTCAATATCTTTTCAGGAGAAATGAATGACATGCAAACGAATTTTTGTCCAGCGATTGGAGTATCCTCGTCACATAAATCAATATATTTTGGATTTGGTTTTCCATTATCCAAGTTTTTTCTTTCAAAGTTGGCCATAATATTATTTAGCAAAAAATATGTTTAAGTATTTTTATAATTTAATATATTAATTTTATTATTAATCTAATATTTTTTTATTAGTAATATTATATAGTCGCCATGACATTTGATTTAGCCGAATTAGTAAAACGTATTGTTAAGTATCTTATTGAAGGTCTTGCCGTTGCCGTAGTTGCAATGATTGTTCCTCGTAAACCCCTTGCTGTTGATGAAATCCTTATCATCGCATTAATCGCCGCCGCCTCATTCAGTATTTTAGATACATTTGTTCCATCCATGGGATCATCCATGAGAGGAGGCGCTGGATTTGGTTTAGGCACAGGTTTAGTCGGTGGTATCAAACTTGCATAAACAACCAACTACAATTACAAACTTTAAATAATGTTGTTTTTATAAACAATATTATTTTGTTATTTATATTGCATTATATTATGCAATACATATATAAATAACCATGAATTCATTTAACACAATAGGTTCTGGTATTGTGTCAAAAATTATAGACATTGATAAATTCTCATTCAATGATACTTTATATGAAAATACTGGATTATATGGAGAAATAACGTGGGGAGATACTGGATTTTATGAGGGTTTTCCTGGTTATTTTATAGTAAACACGATTGACGGGACTTGTAATATAACCAATTTAGACTCATTAACAAATGCTGTATTACCGTTAGCCAAAAAAATTAATGCTAGTTATACGGCATCAACGTTAACTACCACCAGTGCTACAATATATCATTGTCAATGGACAGGGTATTTCAAGTCAGATTTTACTGGAACTTGGACATTTTCCTTGAATACTGTTAATTTTGGTATGTTATGGATAGGAGATACAGCTATTACCAATGAAAAAAATAATACATTATTGACTGATGTCGGTGATGATATAGCATCCACTCAAACTATCAATTTGATAAATGGAAAATATTATCCAATAAGAATAACCTGGGGAAAAAGGACAAATCAATCTAATCCTCGTTTTGAATTATCAGTTACGAGAAACGGAACAACAATTACTAATTTAACGAGTTATTTATATTCAGCAAAGCCGAATAGTTCTATTCTCATTGGTATACCAGCAGTTTTTATAAAGAAAAATGCCAATACAAATGATAATTTATATACGCCAAAATTATTTGCGCAATATACAAAAGCAGGTTATCATGGTAATGTTGTAGATTTTGTTCAAAATAATCCTATAAATAACGGTGCATGGACTGGGCCAGATTATGTTGCAAATATTGGTTCTATGACCGAGGTATCTACTACATTGAGCTTTGCAATTCCTACTGCTGAAGGAGTTAATAACCTTTTTTCAATATTATATACTGGTTATTTCAGGGCAGATTTCACGGGCACATTTACATTTAATTTTAATACAGACGATGAAACCTATTTATGGATAGGTGACTATGCCATAAGTGGATATACAACATCAAACAGGTTAGTTTATTCGTCTGCTGGAAATAATGGCTCTGGTTCTATATCTCTTATAAATGAACAATATTACCCAATCAGAATATTATATGGCCAAAATACTGGTCCTGGGTCTCATACATTATCATTTACGCGAAATGGACAAACAATTACTAACTGGACTGGATATACATTTCATCCAATAACACCAATCGCAGGGTATCCAAAAATGTTTGCAGATGAAATTGTATATATTGGCGGGGCAGATAGTCCAATCAAATCATATTTTACTGATTATTATGTAAATGTTCCATATGGCGTGAATCTTGATAAATATGCAGGTAGATATGACGTGACATCAAGTTCATATTATTATAATCCAAACACTTCACCGGCTGAAATTGCAAAACCATACGAAGTGTTCAGAGGCGGGACCGCAATGATAAATAGTTTTGCATACACTAATTGGTGGGGTGGAGGAGCAAATATTGTTGGATACGCGTCTATAACAGAATATTCATTGGATTATACTCGTAATTCTTATGCGGTTGGCGGAGTTTATCAAGGCGGCGGGTCTGCTGTAAATACATTTTCAACAACTTATTATACAAGTGGTGCAACAACTGCAACAGCTAGCGGTGAATGGCTTCAAATTAGCACCCCTTATAATATGCGGTTAACAAGTTATAGTGCACGGTCGCGTTTCACTGATAGTAGACTTCCTGTTCAATATGTAATATTAGGTTCAAATGATGGTTCAATATGGTATGCACTTGATGTCGTTGATATTGGGACAGCAGCAAATTACTCACCATTGAAAAAATATACAATAAATACTACTACATACCCATATTCCGGTAATTATTATAGTTATTTCAGATATGTAATTCAAAAATTAGATACAAAAGTTGGCGCTACTGTTACTGATAAAGAATATGCTCATGAAAATCAATGGAATTTAGTAGGAGTTAAAGAACCAATTACTCAAGATATTGTGTATATTGGTGGTCTTTCCAGTCCAATCAAATCGTATTTTACTGATTATATTATAAATGTCCCAACAATTGATGGAAGTCTTAATAAATATGCAGGTAATTATGCAGTAACTGCGTCAAGTATGTATGATACAACCATTTGGTTGCCTTATAAAATGTTCAACGACAGTTTTACATATACTCCTTCAAGAAACGAATATTCCCCCGGATGGCATTCAGCGGGTGTAAATGTAGCATATAAACCTATGACAAATCAAGTATTACCTTATACATATAATCCATATGATTCTACTTTGGGGGTTAATGTCGCTAACAGCACCGGTGTTTATGTAGGCGGTGGTAATGCATCCACGACATTTTCAACTACATATTTTACAACTGGTAATACTACTGCTACTGCTGCCGGAGAATGGGTTCAAATTTTTGTTCCTTATAATATGAAATTGATTAGTTATAGTAATCTTTCAAGATATAAATATGCACGTCTCCCCGTTAAATATGTAATATTGGGCTCAACTGATGCTTCAATATGGTATGCACTCGATGTTGTTGACATCGGAACATGGGATAAATATATCCCATTGAAAAAGTATAATATAAATACTACTACCTATCCATATGGAAATAATTATTATTGTTTTTTTAGATATGTTATCCAAAAAATAGATTTTAAACCTGCCAATGGAGATAGAGGAATCGTAAATGAGTCCCAATGGAATTTAGTAGGTATGAAAGAGACAATCAACCCCGACTATGTATATATTGGTGGTCAATACAGTCCAATTAGTTCATATTTTACTAATTATCTTGTAAATGTGCCAAGTGGATTGGGAATAGACAAATATGCAGGTTCTTATGAAGTAACATCTTCTAGTTATTTGATTAGTGGGGGTACTGAGTATATTGTGTATAATATTTTTAAAGGCGGTAATACATTGGTTCTAGATGAATATCAACCTTCATGGATTGCTGGCGGTGAAGGTTCAAGTGCATATCAATCAATAACCAAGCAAGCTTTAAATTATACACAAACTCCATATGATAGTAATGGAAATTATAGAGGGGGTGGAAATGCTTCTAAAACATATTCAACTACATATTATACAACTGGTGCAAGTACTGCTACTGCAACTGGTGAATGGGTGCAAATTAATCTTCCTTATAATATGCAATTATCAACTTATAGTGGACGTTCCAGATTTACTAATTTTAGACTTCCAGTTAAATACGTAATATTAGGTTCAAATGATGGTTCAACATGGTATGCACTTGATGTGGTTGACATAGGAACATGGGAAAATTATATACCATTAGAAAATTATAAAGTAAATACAACTACAAATCCATATGCAGTTAATTATTATAGTTATTTTAGATATGTTATCCAAAAATTAGATTCATCGCCAAGTGCGCGCTCTACTGACAGATCATATGCAGATCAAAACCAATGGAATTTGGTCGGCATTAAAGAAACGCCAAATGCAAATGTAGGAAAAACCATTTATATAGGTGCAAATAGCCCAACTGGATTTACATCCTATTTTACATCAAGAAATGTAACAGTGCCGTCTGGGTTTGCATCACCTGAATATGTTGGAACATATACTATAAATGAATCAAGTCACGCTGGTGTTAATCCGAATGGATATATACTGTTTATCAATAGTTCTGCTAATAATGGTTCACAATATACATCTATTTGGCATTGTGCATACGCTGGTGATTCTTATATAAATGGAACTGTAGTAAGTTATAATAGACAACCATATTTAAATGGCAATTATCAAGGTGCAACTGGCTATGTATTTGGAACATCGTATTATAGAACAGATAATTCATTATATTATACAGGAGGAAGTGCTTATGTAGGCGAATGGGTTCAAATTAAACTACCATTTAGAATGAAATTGACTGGATATTCACATAGAACACGATATGTTAACCCTGCGTTGAATGGTAGAAATCCCGACCATAATACAATTTTTGGTTCAAATGACGGAGTAATATGGTATGTTGTTCATACACAAGTTGGTGTTTCAACTGATTTGACGCCCGTTGTCGTAAATACAACCTCATTTAAGGATGGGATACATGGATTCTCTTATTTCCGTTGGGTAATAAATTCAACAGAAAGTGGAGATGTTGTAAACGAAAATCAATGGAACTTGATTGGAACAAGAACTACATAATCAATATTTTTTATATAGATAAATATATATGAAAAATAGAAAAAATTCAGTTTTAGTAAAAAAAAAGAAACCCAAAAAATCGCAAAACATCAAATCTAATACAAAAAATAAAAAAACGAGAAAAATACGATTGCGTGGAGGCATGGAAAATGAAGAACCCGTATGTCCTATATGTTTTGAAATTTTAGATGGAAATAGAGAAGAATACATGTTGATATGCAGAATACCACATGGCCCATTTCATAAAGAATGTATGGCAAATTGGTGTAGGGATAAAGTAGATAATTGTACTTGTCCAGTATGTAGAAGAAATTTAAATGACGAAGAAATGATTGATATTGGATTTAGTGCAGAAATAATTTTAAGACGAAGAAACAACCAGTGGATTCAATCTTATATAGAATATATCAGTGATAAATTATCAATGAATGATATACCGCAAATTCCACAAGAATTGCAAGACTCAGTAGAAATAGAACAATACCACGAAGGTGGACCAGTTCGCCGTTTTTTGAATATCATTTCAATTCTAGTAGAAAAACTTTCAGCAGAACTTACAGTATGCGTAGAAAGAGGACTTTTACAAGATATTTATAAAAATGCTGCAATTGAATATATATACGATATTGCAGTTGAGATTATTGAAAACATAGATGATGATGATGATATTGTCAATTATCCCAATGATATATTTTACAGGGTCATAAAAGATATAATTCTGAATATAGAACATGAAATCAATATAAGAGAACACATACTAAATACACAAATGCCTTAAAATTGAGAGCTTTTACACAATGTTCTCAACTTCTTATTAGACCGTCGGAATAATCCTTACACAGTCGGAAAAAATTCCCAATCCAAATCATTGCATACTTTTTTCCATATCATATCTTGTTCCAATTGTTTCTCCCGGTCTTTCATCATCGGAATATAAGGAAGATATTGGGTTTGGTCCAAGAGAACACATAATTGATACAATGTGTATGTATAGTTGAAAAAGTTCGTTCTGTTCGCGGGACAATGAACCGCCCATGGTCTTTGAATCTCAATAAAGAGAACACATAGCGTTTCATGCAATTCTTCATTCATAATAGGCGGTTTAATACCAAATTGCGAATTAATATATTGAATATGCTCAAAATATTTATTAAATCCCAATTTACGTAAAATATCGCGCATTTTGTCATAATTAATCAATGTTATATCGGTAATGCGCTCTTTCTTAATACGGTTACGAATTGCCTCAATAACTTCATCCGGTATTTGTGTAGTCTCTTTTGCTTGAAATTGTGAAAGAATCTCTTTAAAATGATTCAATCGTATATATGCTGTATAAGATACCTCGTTTGGTGGCTCTTTGTTTGTGGGTTTTGAACTATCCACAATATATGTGATAAATTTACCACAATTTTGATTATTACATATTAATATCCCCTCTTCATCCTGTGGAATAAGTTCTCCTTGATGACATACTTCACATACATCGGATGGAACAATAAAATCATGTATATTCAATATTTCATTATTGACATTTTTCCAATAATTTTGATAACTCTTCTTGGACTGACTATACTTATCACTGTTTACATTGGAGGATTGTTCATTCTTTGCATGAATTTTGAAGAATGAATTGAGAACATTGACATTTTGGTTATTATCTCCACATGAAACTTTTTTCTTTTCTTCAAAATATTCAAAAATGTGTTTAGAATTCTCCAATAAATATTGTTTTTTCTTGGATTTCAATTCACTAATATCTTTATCAAGAACACATATTTTATCACGAATGTCCATATAAACATCTATTTTATTTGTAGTAAGTTCTCGTAGCTTTTGTTTTAATTTCTTCTTTTCATTCATCAATTTTGGAATAACAATGGTTTCTAATTCATAAAAATAGTTCAACATTTCAGTATGTTTTTCATCAATTGTAGTATTTGCATGTATTTTTTTAGACGGTTGTTTTTTTTGATTCATTATTCATAAATAAATATCCATTCTTTTATTTATGTATTTATTTGGTGAATTATTTTTTATGATTGCCACAATATTTTACACCTTTGCACAATTACTCGTAGGGAGCCCATTCTGGACCGATTTATCAACAATCGGTTGCACATTACCACTGCTTAAACATTGCACTCCCTTCGAGTAAATGCGCAAAGGTGTATAAATATGTTTTATAAATAGCAAAGAGAACTTTCGCACATTATAGCAAAAAAAAATATTTAGTATATAATATACACCAATAAATAAAACATGAACATTGTAAACTATTTGTTATATGTCTTTTTCAAAGAAGAGGCAACAAATACTGGTATACTTGTATTATTGAGTTTAGTTATTACATTGATTCAAACAAATGGAATATCTTATATTACTGCAAATATAATTCAATCCATTGAAAAAAATTCAAAAAAAACGACTATGGAATTTTTTAATTATTTTGTAATAGTATCTATTTTGTTTTTCATAATTTATTACATTTATAAATGTTATCAGAATAGAATTATCACCAAATTAATTCAATGGGTTAAACACGAAATATTTAAAATCATTCTGAAATCAAATAATGAAAACATGCAAAATGTAAATTTCATAGAATTTATTACACCAATTACTCGTATTTCAGTTTCATTTTATGCATTATTTTATGATATTATCACAGTAATCATACCTACATTGGCATTTTTATTAATCATTTCATGTTATTTTTTATATGAAAATACAATATTTGGCATATCCTTTCTAATTGCAAATTTAATATTATTTTATTATATTTATAAAAATTGGAATGATTTACGAAAAGCAAAAAATGAACAAGAAACAATCGTAAATAATAACGAAAAATTTATTATAGATATTTTAAATAATATTGACAAGGTAATTTATCGCGGTGAAACTATCAATGAAATTAATAATTTTACGTCATTGACAGACAATGCTATAGATAAAAGTATTAATTTTCTAGATAATATTACAACCCATACAAGTATATTAACATTTTTTGTGTATATTATTATTTTTACCTCATTGTTCTTTTTAATTAAATTACAATATACAAAGAAAATAAAATCGACGGTATTTATTACATTCATGACTATACTATTGTTATATAGAGATCGTATTATATCAACCATCAATAATTTACCAGATTGGTTAGAATTTGTAGGAAGAATTGAATATATTACAGAAGATTTTAATAAAATGTTAGGAAATAACGTTGATATTAACGAATTAATCAATAAGAATTATCATTCACATAATTTAAAATTCAATGATATTATGTTTGATAATGTTACATTTTACTATGAATCCAGAAAAACCACTCCCGTATTTACAAATGTTTCATTTAATATAAATACAAACCAAAAGATTATAGGCGTAACTGGATTAAGTGGAAAAGGTAAATCATCATTTGCGAAATTATTACTAAGATTATACGAACCAGTTAGTGGTAAAATATATATAGATGGTGTTGATATTTCCACAGTTGACCCAGATTACATTCGCCAGAATATTACGTATGTCAATCAGAATTCAAAATTATTTGATAAAAAAATTATGGATAATATTATGTATGGATGCAAAGATGCCAAAAAATGCGAAATATTTTTGAAAGAAATTATGAAATATCCAAAAATACAGGGATTATATAAAAACGTGGATATTTATAATACAAATGCTGGGTCTCTTGGTGAAAATTTATCGGGCGGACAACGTCAAGTTGTAAATATTATAAGTGGATTGATAAATACGTCAAATATGTTAATTTTAGATGAACCTACAAATGCACTGGATATAGAATTAAAAGAAGAGATTATTCAACTTATCAACGATTTTAGAAAATATAAAAAATGTATTATCATTATATCGCATGATAAAGATATATATCATTTATTTGACGAAACACTCACGATAAACAATTGAGTTGTAAATATAACAAAATTTGATTGTTTACATTGAATATGATAATAGTAATATAACATATGTTGTTTCTGAAAGTATTTTAGATAAAATGAATATATTGAAAAAATAATTATATTCGTAAAATATATATGGATAATTTAAAAAAACAAAGATTATTAAAAAGATACAGAAATGCAATTGAAAAATCAAATTTTGATATAGAAACACAAGAAAAAATGAAAAACATTTTAAATGAAATAGATTATGATTTGTTAAATGATAATGATAGTAAATTTTTTTTTGATATCTTACGTGAAGAATTTAATGATGATGATAATTTAGAAAAACTTATAAATGATTTTAAAAACTTAAATGTAAGTAATTCGCCACGAAGATCTATACAACCGGTAACTAAAGAAATTATAAATAATTTCTATAAAAATATTGAAAAAAATAGAAGGTTATCAAGAAAACGCAAGTCTTCAAAAAGTAGATCCAGTAATACTAAACGAAGAAGAACTTTACCAAAAACAATGGTAGATGAAATCGGCGAAAAAGAACTAGATAAATTATACAGTGATGTTGAAAATATATCAATAAATAGTCCTTACGATGTTTTAAAAGAAAAACGAAAAAGAGGAGGTTCAAAAAACAAAACAAAAAAGAGAAAATAAATCGTAAAACTATGAATTTCGCTATATATATAGATAATATAGCATTAGATGTCAGATAATTCCATTTTTTTGGAAACGCCTGATATTATAAAAATCAATAAAAAACAATATCAAAAATTTATATTTATTAATAATGCATTAGAAGATGGGTGGTCTATTAAAAAAATGAATGAAAAATATATTTTTACAAAAAAACATGAAAATCGTAGAGAAATATTTCAGGAAGAATATTTAGAAAATTTTATTATTTCAAATTTCAAGACCTGATAATTGTTTTTTTATTGATATTAATAATATATACCATATATGGTAACGATTATTAAATGTTATGAAAAATAAAATAGAACTGTGAATTAAAACATACAATTCTATTTTATTTAGCAATAAATCCTGAAATTATTTTCTTGGAATAGTATATAACCTAAAAAATGGGTGGAGCACTAATGCAACTAGTCGCCTACGGCGCACAAGACGTCTTCCTTACCGGAACTCCAGAAATTACCTTCTGGAAAGTATCATACCGCAGACATACCAACTTTGCCATGGAAAGTATTGAACAAACTTTCTCTGGCCAAGCTGATTTTGGTCGCAGAGTTACTTGCACCATCTCAAGAAACGGTGATTTAGCTTACAGAACCTACCTTCAAGTCACCCTTCCAGAAATCAACCAAAACCAAAAGACCTCCGGAACTGATGGTGTCTATGCTCGTTGGTTAGATTTCATTGGTGAACAACTTGTCTCCCAAGTTGAAGTTGAAATTGGTGGACAAAGAATTGACCGTCAATATGGTGATTGGATGCACATCTGGAACCAACTTACCCTTTCATCTGAACAACAACGTGGATATTTCAAGATGATTGGTCACACCACTCAACTTGCCTACATCTGCGATCCTGATTTCGCTGCTGTCTCAGGCGCTTGTTCATCAAACGGAGGACCAAACCAAGTTTGTGCTCCAAGAAACGCTCTTCCAGAAACCACCCTTTACATTCCTCTTCTTTTCTGGTTTTGCAGAAACCCTGGACTTGCTCTTCCACTTATTGCACTTCAATACCACGAAGTCAAAATCAACATTGATTTCAGACCAATTGGTGAATGTCTATGGGCTGTTAGATCATTAAGTTCCACCAACGGAACTACCCAATCAGTCACTGCTGCTTACCAACAATCCCTTGTTGCCGCTTCCCTTTATGTTGACTACATCTTCCTTGATACTGATGAACGTAGAAAGATGGCACAAAACCCTCACGAATACCTTATTGAACAACTTCAATTCACTGGTGACGAATCTGTCGGTTCATCATCAAACAAGATCAAGCTTAACTTCAACCATCCTTGCAAGGAATTAGTCTGGGTTGTCCAACCTGATGCTAACGTTGATTACTGCGCATCCCTTGAATCAGGCTCCGTCCTATACAAGACCCTAGGTGCCCAACCATTCAACTACACTGATGCCGTTGATGCTCTTCCAAACGCAATCCATGCTTTCGGTGGTCCAGCTGAAACCCAAGGTTCTAACTCATTCATTGCATCCAGTGGATTATTCCAAATGCCTGGTGCCGTCAATGTTAACGGACAATCAGCAACCGCTGATTGGGCATCTGGAGCTGCCGATTCAGGCAACTTCCAAGCCTTCATTGACCAAGTCAATGCTACTCCAACTCAAACTGGCTCTGCCTTATCTGATGCTGGAACCTTCGTTCTTGCTGAAACCGCCCTTGACATGCACTGTTGGGGTGAAAATCCAGTCGTCACTGCTAAGCTTCAACTTAACGGTCAAGACAGATTCTCTGAACGTGAAGGATCATACTTTGACGTTGTCCAACCATTCCAACACCACACCCGTGCACCTGACACTGGTATCAACGTATACTCATTCGCCCTTCGCCCAGAAGAACATCAACCAAGTGGATCTTGCAACTTTTCCAGAATTGATAACGCTGTTCTTCAACTTGTCCTTTCATCTGCTGCTGTCGGTGGAACTGCCACCGCCAAAGTCAGAGTATATGCTCTCTCATACAACGTATTGAGAGTCATGTCGGGAATGGCAGGCGTAGCATATTCCAATTAAGTAATTAAACTAGTTTTTTATTTAATTAGAAACTAAAATAAATATAAGGCTTTGTAGTCTTATATTTATAGTAACTTTCTTATAGTCTAAAATAAGCAACTTATAAATATAATTCAAAAGGGTCTACATACTATGTACACCCTTTTATCATGAAAAAAATCAATAAATATTTTTGTATAAAACAAAATAAAGACGTGTAATATAGTATATTACAGAACAACAATGGAAGTAGTCAAGGCGTTTAACGAAAATAATTTACATACTGAAATTGTAATAAAAGGAACTATTACAGAACCTCTATTTAGAGCTAGTGATATTGGTGAAATATTAGAAATGGGAAATATTAGAACTTCAATTCAATATTTTGATGAAACTGAAAGACATGTCCATACTATGGACACGTCTAATACTATATAAAGATGGAGTTGGGCAATATGATACACAAAACAATTTAATACGAGAATTCGTTTGCAAATATGATTGCATAAAAACATTACAAATGAGTGATAAAACATTGGCAAAATCATTAGATAAAAATAAAGCATATAAAGGTCATTATTACAAGAGTTTGGGAACAAAAACACATTGTTAACAAAACCCCAATATTTATATAATTACACAAAAAATTATATAAATAAAACCGGAATATTATTCTAATGGCATATATAGCAAATACAAATACTCAAAATGAATTATTGATGAAAAACCTAATGGATTTTTATGACAATCGCGATAATTTGAATAAAATGATGTGTATTATCAACGGTGAATCCAAAATCTCATTAAGAATAGTGGATTGGTTCGTAACCAATTTTGCAAAAAAATACTACACTGTATATGAATTGGAAAACAAACATACTGAAACAACATCTAGATTCAAGGTATATAATGATTACAAATTGAAATTAAAAGCATATTCTAAACGTAGATTTGACCCATTTTGTAGATGGGAACGCATTACTATACCATATGATGATGAAAAATACATGGAAACTACCATCGGACAACTCAATTTTTTCAAATGGTCCATTGAGAACAAAATCATTGATTACATCAAAGATAATTACAATGTTATTGAGAACGATATGAATTCACGAAATAGCACATCTAAAAACAAAAAATCGCTGGATTCACAAGATGACAATTCAAAAACACGTAAAAAGCGCGAAGAATTATCGGTATCAGCATGCAAATGTATTAAAAAAGAGACCGTGAAAATTGTGGTAAAATTCAATTAGTATTATAATATTTTACAGCATCGGGTGTTTCTAAATGAACGGTTGGTGGCGCCTCCCATTCCGAAAAAGGAATTGCTTTACTGGTTGATTTTTCCAATGATAGTAAATGTTTTAGAGCCATCATTCTTCGTTCTAACGGATAAACCGATGGTGATATTTTGCGCGATAATTGTTTCCAACGCCATTCAAATTGTAACGCGGCTTGCCAGTTTGGAAATCCGGATACGTGACACGCCCGCGTCCATTCTTCGCCACTATTCACTTTGATACCAGTAGCATGGGCTCCGCCAGCAATTTCTTTATTATGTTGTCGCAATCGCCTGTCCAGGTCAACCGTGGCACCTACATAAGTGTTTTTATTTGTAGATTCTAATAAATATACATAAGACATCTTAATGAATTATAAATACATATTTTTATATGTATTTATGAAAATAAACCATTTAAAAATATAGAAAATAAGTATAAAAATGGAATCAAGAGAATCAAAATATGTAATGGCTATTATTAAAATACCTGTTGAAGTATTTTCAAATGGCAATACGGTGACATATGACGATAAAATAGAAATGGATTTTCAAGAAATAGATAAATTACCTGAAAATACGCAACCGTCGTCAATAAATATTCTTGATAAATTTTTTTCAAAAGGTATACCTTTAACTATTCCAAATGAATTAATCATTCATAAAGATGATATAGAAAATGAACCAATCATTTATAAAGATGATATAGAAAATGAACCAATGATTCATAAAGATGATGATAATCAACTTTCAATGGCAATACAAGAAATATTTAAAAATCAACTATTTGTTAAAAAAGAAGAAATTAAAAAAAGGAATAGAAAAATGAACACAACATTCAAAAATAAAAAATCAAAAAACCAAAGAATAAGCCAAAAAGCATATTCTAGTATTAATTCAAATAACGACCAGGACGTTGGTTTGGTTCAACAACCAATGGATCCGGAATTGCAACATGAAGACGATCAATAATAGATAGACTTTGTAATGGTCTAATTTCTGGAACAATCTCGGGATTTGGGTTTACAAGATTAGTTGAGCCAATACCACGTAACATAGATTCAATATCACAACTATTATGTGCTAATTCAGTGGGACCTACTTTCCCATTCAATAGCCCATCGCCGGCAAACAAAGTTTTTTTTGGTCTTCCAAAAGAATCATATGTATTATATTTACAACTATTATTGTTGGACCATTGTTCTAATTCATAATTACCAGATGTATTTCTATTTCGCGTAGATGCCATTATAAACTATAATAGTATATTATTTTTCAAGTTCTTCTGTTAAAGTTTTATAAATATGCAAATTTTCATTAAATTCGTTTGGATTCTTCAAGAAAAAATAGAAACATGGATGAAAATATTTCAAATAATCAAATGAAAACATAATAGCCAACCCAATTGTGTCGTCATCTGAAAATAATTTTGCAGCTCCTAAACTATATATTTTTTGAAATAATGGGTGTGTCTTTGTTTTTTTATATACAAAATCAAGTGCTAACGTCATATTATCTATATCATAACTCATTTCATTTCTATATTCCGGTGGTATATCTTCGGGAAAATCACCCTCTGGAAACCGTAAATTACACAAGATTTGCAAACTATTTCTGTATTCTATATTATTGTTATATTGCACACTTTCAACAAATATATTATAATATGGTAGTGCATCATTTTTACTTAAATCCATTTTCCTAAATAATAATATAAATACCATGTAATATTTATGTTATTTTACTTTATATTTTTCATTGATTGCATTTTAATAACTGTTATCCGATGGTCGTTGATTTTTATTGAATTTATCAACTGGCATATCACGTGTGGATGCTCCACCGCGAACCCATCCATCTAATGCTGCTTCTTCAACGGTGTAAGATGGGTTTTTAACACGTTCATCCATTTTATCATCAGAAGGATATAGTGAATAGCTCATGAATGATTTATCCATAATAGTGGATACACTCTTTTTATCACTAACAACCTCACCTTGTAATAATTGTGATTCTAAAACAGGATCACATGAACCTCTTCCTAAATATGGAACAGTTATAAATGGGCGTTGATATAATTGTAATTTTTCTAATGGTCGTTCTTGTTCATTTTTCAAATGAAGAAGTGATTCAAAATCTACTACATTACCGCCAACACCACTGCCGCCATTCACAGCATTAAACATTACATTAGGTTGTTGTGTAGCAAAGTTTACATGAGAATCTGAAGTAGATTCATTATAATAATTGGCAACAGTATAATTACCAAAACGAGTATTTTGTAGATTTAATTGAGTGTTGTCAGTAACATCCATTCCAATACGATCGGTATTATTAAACAAATAATTGCTCATCAAAGACATTTCTTATATAATATACTATTACACAAGAAAATTAGATTGTATACAATAAAACTAAAATTAATTTGTATGTCTTGCTAAATTTCGCGCGCATGCAAACATATTCCCTTCTTTACAAGATACCATACTTCCATAGCAAAATTCTGCAAATCCTTGTTGGTCATTTGGTATAGTAGTGCTTGGATTAGAATGAAAAGGGCGTAAAGATTGTTCAAAAACATATTGTTCTCCTAAATCTTTAAATAATTTGTCTGAAATATCTGGTTGGTCGGGGTTCGCATCCTTCACTAATTGTTTTGCCTGATTCAAAATATCGTTATTTACATTGGTATTGAATGCAGGTGCAGCTGGTTTTTTATTTACATTATAGTCATAATCACTAATCAATACATTGCTAAAAGGGTTCAATGAGGTTGGTGCCGAAAATACGTTTTCCTTAATTGGTATATCATTTTGTTTCAAAGTATAAGTAGCAATATTATCAAAGTTCTCCATATTTTTTTCTAAATCCAATTTTTTAGAATCCGTTTTTGTTTTTTCTTGTTCTTGATAATAGAATAACATAAATATGCAGAACAATGTAATCGCGGACACACCCAATAAACGTATGCTTTTTGTGAATACGAATGCAATAATTGTCAAAAATATAACCATTCTTGAAATCGCATTTAACTTTTGCGAATAAGTCATATTTTCAGTTGGAAAGAATTCAAAAAAATATTTTTGTTGGAATAATATGTTCGGATTTTGTGACCAAAATGGAACCATTTCTTTCTCTTCATTTTGTTTATGAATTGCATTTACATTAGAATAATAATCTTCTTCGTTATTTATAATTTTTTTATTGACGGTATCTATGTCGGACATTATATATATTGTGTTCTATATATTTAAGATAGTTTTACTTTTACTAAATATATCTTTATTTATTTATCCAATTTTTTTTTAATACATTTGTCATTTATTGAAAAAGTTTCACACTTTGTATCTTGTGGAACAATCTTTAATATGCATTTAGATTTTTCACCATAAAGTGGTTCTGTGCAACCTTTTTCGCCTTCTTTATTTTCTTTTACTAATTCCTTTTTCTCTTTTTCAAATTCTTTCATAGTTTTAGCACATCGTGCTCTAAAATGTTCATATCTCTCACGAACATCATCATATGATAATCCAGATTTTTTATCAAGCATTTTATTTATTAATTCGTGTAATTTATAAATATACATAGAGAACTTGTCTCTATTTTCCATGCATTTCCAAGTTAATGGCAATTTTTTGAAATTCTTTTTCAAGTTTTTTCTGCATTTTCCGCATGGTAAAACATTCTGAAGATTGAGAACAAAAGCACGATAATTTTGTTTATCGCTACATGTAGGATTCACAGGATAATTAAAACTCATTGTATGTAATAAATGCCATGTGCTTGGCCCCCAAACCGTAGTCAACATACCATCATTGCTTAAATAATCGGAACGTTTATATACTTTGGACGTTTTCCTTTTATTTTTCATATGTTTTTTTAATGTTTTTGTCATTATTTATAGTATAATGATAAAAATTATTATAGCTAAATATTTTATTGGTCATATATTTACTCGGTCATATATTTACTCAGTCATATATTTACTCAGTCATATATTTACTCAGTCATATATTTACTCAGTCATATATTTACTCAGTCATATATTTAGCAATATCGTAAAATACAGTAAAAAAATATACACATATAATATATAATGTCTAAATTTATTGAGTTGATTTATAATAGATATATCAAAAGATATGAACGTTTGATTCTTGTATTATTCGTATTGTCTGTTTTCATAATTGCCAGTTATTTTGGTTATTATTACTTTTATACGCAAAAGAAAAACATTAAAAAATTTGATGATGTTCCAAATACAAATACACGAAGTAGAACCGCCAATATAACATTCTTTCATGTGGATTGGTGTCCTCATTGTAAAACTGCGCTACCTACATGGAACCAGTTCAGTGATAAATATAATAACACCGTAGTTAATGATTATCTCATTGTATGCAATAAAGTTAATTGCACTGATGACAATGACTCAAATATTTCCACTACTATTTCTAAATATAATATTGAATCCTATCCTACTATAAAAATGATGATTGATTCAAAACAATATGAATTTGATACAAAAATTACATTCAATTCATTGAAAGAATTTATTACTGTAACAACAAAAGCCCAAAGTAAGGTTGAATAAAAATACTCTTTTACGATACATTTTTCAAAAAATCATTACATATATTTACGCCATATTCTATCATTTCTATTCGTTTTTCTTTGGATGATGCAAAATCAAATATATCATATAATCCAACTGGTGGAGTATCTAAATTTATTTCATATGGTATAGTATCATGTTTATAATAATTTATAAAAATTTTATTGAAAGCGGTTGATATATAATCAAATAAAGTAGAATTTTCATTCACATTTTGAGTATTCATATAGGATAAATTCTTGTATATGCCAAGAATTTCTTCACGCGATTTACCACTATTAATGCATTGATATATTGGATAATTTTCAATGAATCCGCCATCCACATAACAGCATGTATCTATCAATAAAGGTTTAAATATCAACGGTAAACAACAGGATGCATATATTGCATCGGTTACTTTCCAATCTGGATAATCGGTTTTACATATATCTATCAATTTATAACTATTTAGTTCAGTTACAAATATATGTATGTCTATTTTTGTAATTTCGTATAATTCTTTCATAGTGCAATTTATGTCTATATTCTTTGCACGAAACAATGGTAATATTATTTCTTCTATTATTTTGTGGTCTAATATACCACGTGAATCAAATGATTGAATTAATGAATTCATTGTGAAATTAATTACGTTTTGCCATGGACGTTTAATCAAATAGTCATCCAGAACATCCCAATCAAAATTTAGGGAAATCATCAAACTTACTATACATCCAACTGAAATACCATATATGCTTTCTATATTTTCAATGGACCAAAATCCTTTCTTATTACTCTCGCGCAATGCACCGTATTGAGAAAATCCTACGGTGCCGCCTCCTGATAATACGATGTATTTAATCATTGGTTTTGTTTTCTCATTTTCGTCTATTTTTTCTACATTTTGTTCAGGTTCTCCGTCCATTGTTTTGTATATTATAATATATGTATTTTCTTCATTAGTTTTTCTTATAAAAATATTTTTCACTATAATAATATAGAATGGCCTTATTATTTACAGATGATGATGAAACTGTTCAAAAAATTAATATAGATGACTTGTATGAAAAAACACAACAAAGAGATTTGAAACAAATCAGTATTTTCAATAAAATTTTGAACAGAATTCATAAACGAATCACATTTACTGGTAAAAACAAACGAAATGAACAGCATATATTTTTCAATGTTCCCGAATATATTTTTGGAGAACCGGTTTATGATAAAGGAGAATGTATATCTTATTTAGTAGTTAAGTTGGAAGATAATGGATTTCACGTTCGCTATATACATCCAAACACATTATTTGTTTCATGGAAACATTGGATTCCTGCGTATGTTCGCAACGAAGTTAAGAAAAAAACCGGAAATGTTATTGATGAAAATGGTAATATTGTTCATAGAAAAGATGAAAAAGAAGACGACGATGTAAATGCCAAAATAATGAATGATAAAAATGGGAATCCAATGCAAAAAGACGGTAAACAATATACGCCTATTAATCAATATAAACCTTCTGGTAATTTAGTATATAAACCCGAATTTTTTGAAAAGATTGAGAAAAAAATGTCATAAATTTTTTTTCTATAAATATATATATATATATATGAAAGGCGGAGCATCTTTGACTAAAGAAGAAAGAATACAGAATGCTTTAAATGGAAATTATACGCCTCTTATAAATACAATAATTAAAAATAATTTGAATACGGTTAACCGTTTATTAATAAATGGTGCAGATGTAAATCAACCAGATAATGTATATAAATGGTGTCCATTGAAATGGGCTGCATTCGTATTTTTGTATGATCACAACCACCATATTGAATATACAAAAATGTTAATGGCTTAAATAATGAATTTCCAAGACCATGTAATGATAATGATAGTCCAAATTTAGATATGCCTAGAAGATATAATTTTGATCCAGTTATAATACCAGGTGACACTAATAATTATTTCAACGGTGATTCATATCAGCATTTACGTTTTATACATAGAAGAAGACCAACTGATAATAGAACTGGTGGAAAAATGAAAAGAACTGCAAAAAGAAAAAATAAACGAAAAAATAAAACAAAATCCATTAGACGGATAAAATTTACAAAAGGTGTGTAATATAAACAGAAATTGAGAACATGTAATCTAAGTTCTCAATTTCTTCATTTTCTATTATTTTTATTTGTTTTTTGTTTTTGTTTACGTTTTCGTTTATTTTTGTTCCTTTTTGTTTGATTTCGTTTCATTGTTTTTGTTTTATCAATTTTATTTCTTCTTTTTTTTGTTTTTCGTTTCATTCCACCATTAAAAGGTGGGGGTGGATTTTCTATTTTTTCTTTTACTACTGGCGGACCGGTTGGTGGCGGAACTGGTGGATTTACTACTGGCGGACCGGTTGGTGGCGGAACTGGTGGATTTACTACTGGCGGA